GAAGGTCCTTTTGTTCGTGCAGAATTAGATTTTGTTAAAGACATTGTTCTTAACATTGAAAGAAATAGAGAAATCAGGGTAAGAGATAAGATTCTTAATTTACCGGGTCGATCCGTTTCTTTGACTGGTACAGGTTCGGATAAAACAAACAAATGGTTAAGTAATGGAGGTGATCCTTTTACTGCCATACAAGATGCACTTAAAGCTTGTTTTTACAGACCTAACATTATGATGTTAACTGAACCTGTTTTTGATGCGTTGGAATATCATTCCATTTTGCTTGAAAAACTTGGTGAAGCAAATATGATTAAAAAAATCAATGAGGAAACCCTTGCAAAACTTTTCAGGGTTAATGAAATCATAATAGCATCGGGTAAAGGTGATAACAGTAAATTTAAAAAAGATGGTTCTGTTAATCCACAATTATTCTGGGGTAATAATGTTGTTTTTGGATATTTTGATTCTCGAAAAGACGTACCTTGTTCAGGTAAGACATTTGTTGTTAAATACGCAGAATCAGATGGCAATGGTTATGTTGTTAGAAAATGGGAAGAATCTAAAAAAGGAATACTTGGAGGTTCTGAGATTCAAGTTGGGTGCAACATGGATGAATATATTGTCTCTAATGATTTAATATATTCAATTCAGGATGTTATTTAATATTGAAGGGATGGGGTTAAATCATGGGGTACTGTAAATCTGAAGACATATTCGAGCTTAAAGATAGTATGACAATCGCACGATGGATCAGACTCGGTATCCCTGATTTTATCTCTTTTGAAAAAAGAACCGGTATTATTGCAGTGCTTTCTGATGATGAAAAAGTAGTTTTTGAGAAAGCATACTCAATTGATTTTTCCGGTGAATACAGGTTAAGTGAAGAAATTAACGATAACGAGAAAAATGTTATCGTTAACATTTTCACAAGGATTTATGGGTCCCGGGTTATTGAAGCAACTATTGAAGATGTGACTGCTGAAATTGAGATGTCCTTGACTACAGGCGGTTATGTGGTTCCTGTTCCTGAAAATGCTTTATATTTCAGTCTTGTAAAAAGGATTTGCAAATATTTAACATTATATACGCTTTTAGTTAATGGTGGTGCACTTGAAGTTGAAGGTGACAAGCAGTTTATTGAAATGTGTGAAAGGATGAAAGAAGAACTAACAAAAATTGCAGAGGGAAAAATGAAGTTGCCTTTAAAAGGTGTTAATCAGGTCTTTGTAAAATCTCCTGGTAAAATTGCTGATTGGGAAAAATATTAATATGGTTAGCGTTAAAGTCAATGGCCCTGAGTTTGAAAGAATTATTGATGAACTGCATGCTCTTGCTAATTTTGATCGTCAAAAAATGCTTAATTTTATGGGGGCAGAAGCTGTTGATGTTGACATTCACCAGGCGTTTGAAAATGAAAAAGACCCTGTTACCGGTAATAAATGGGAACAATCAAAAAGGGCAATTGAAGAAAAAGGCAAAACATTACAAGATACAAGGCGGTTAAGAAAAAGTATTGATTATCAACCTATCGGACTTTCAGATGTTTTAGTCGGTACTAATGTAATTTATGCAGCTCAACATCAAGAAGGTACAGATTTTATTCCTGCCCGTCCGTTTCTTGGTGTTGCACAAGATTTTCAACAACGGGTTATGAGAATGCCGGAAGTTAAAAGGATGTTACGGATATGATCGGTTATGAAGTAAAGAAATTTGTTGAAGATATTATTAAAAAGCATGCGTTTAAGGTTGGTTCAAAGGCTGTTAAAATTGTTCATATAAAGCCAGAGGAAGAAAAGAGATTAATGGATAAAGATTTTCCTTTTGTTTCATTACTTTCTGCTGACGGTAAAATTGATGAGAGAATGGGTAAGACAATTCAATATCCAAAGAAAATACCGGACTCGATGCTTGTTAATGAATACAATGTTATTCGTTCTCAATTAAAAGATAGTGAACTTGAAATTTTTGAGAACTCGTATCAAAAAGATTCATCAGGTGAATTGTATGAAATTGTTGAAATGTCTCAAGATGAAAGGTTAAGGCTTCGGGGTATTTTAGAACCACTTGGTTATAACAAAATGTATCAGGCAACTGTTCGGGGGGCTTGTCAATATGTTCTTGAAATTAGGGCTTTTGGGAAAACTGAAAAGGAATCTAATAAGTTACTTTTAGATATTGTTAGAAACATTCCTTTTGATTGGGAATTCAATAATTATGGCGGAAAGATAATGCTAGAAGATCATGGTAGTTCAGATTGGAATTCAAATTTTAAGGATTTGTTTTTATCTTTCTGTTATGTGCATTTTTATATGGATATCGGAACTGATCCTGTTGAAATACCAACAATTAGATCAGCTAAAAATATAAGGGGGAAATAGTGAGTGATTCAGTAAAGTTAATTCAGTCTGGTAAACAAGATGAGAAAAAAAATGATTTAAAGATTGAACGAAAAACAATTGAAAACTGGCAACAAGAATTAAAGATTAAGCCCTATTTATTTGTTGCTTCGTGTCTTAAAAACAAATGGGCTTCAGGGAAAATGGTTACTGAGACTGAATTTAAAAAAGGTTTGGAGCTTTTTCTTAAATCTAAGGCAGGTGATTTATAATGTCATATTCAAAGAATAAAATAACAGTTAAGGAAGGAATGGGAGGATCTGCGGGATTTTCCTCTGCTCTTGCTGTAGTTGGGATATCTGAAATTACATACCCGGATATAATTACCATTTCTTCAATGGATGAAATTGAAAAGAAATTTGGTGATGGTCCGTTAAGAGATTTTCTTGTTGATGCTTATTCATTTGATACTAAGCCAGTTTCTTATGTTTTAGCAATTCCGGGAAGTATTAAAGGAACTAAGTCAGCCGTTAAAGTTAATTCTGCAAATACAGGAGTTGGTAGTATTACCGTTTCAGGTGATCCTCATAATGAATATGCTATTGAACTTGAGATAGTTTCATCCGGTGGTTTAAATAATGGGACTTTTTCAATTAAAGTTGATGAGCGTTTAATTGTTAATGTAGCAACAATTCCTGATACTGGAACATATATTTTAGGTAATACAGGTTTAACATTAACTTTTGTTCCGGGCTCTCCTGTTGGTGAAGCTGTTAGTTTTGCAAGTGGTGATATTTTCTCTTTAAAGACAACTGCACCTACGGCAACAAATGAGGAATTATTAGATGCTGTTAATAAGTTATTAGCAACAAAGAAAAAATACAGGCTTATTGCAATTCCACACATTACAGAGATGTCTTTCTGGGCTGCTTTTGATAGTATTCTTGAAATGGAAACTGATAAGAATAAATTTGTTCGTGGTGTTACTATGTGTCGTGATGTTAGTAATGCAGAGACTCCCGATCAATATGTTAATGCAATGTCCGAAACTGAAAGGGGAATTATTCAATGTAAACGAGTTGGAGTTGTATTATCAAGAGCTGCTATTGCTGATTCTGTTAATGGTAATTCTGATGTTAGAAGTGTTATTGGAAAATATGTCGGTTGGTTATTAAGAAATAAGATTTTTGAATCTCCGGCAAAAACGGCAAACGGAGCTATAAGCGGTATTCTTGACTTTGCTTATTATATAGAAGGAAGTGACTCTGTTAAGTTTTCAGAAGGTCATTTAAAGACTCTTGATAAGTCAGGTTTTATTACTGTTCGTAATTATTATGAGAAAGATGGAATTTTCTTCACTAGCGGAAGAATGTTAGTTGATGAAACATCTGATTTTGGTGAAATTATGAATTGTAGTGTTATGGATAAGGCTTGTACTCTTGTTGCTGAAAGATTGTTTCCTTATTTTAATAAGGATGAAGAAATTGGTGCTGATGGTTCAATTCAAGGTATTGATTATATAAAGTCATGGGGGCAAAAACCTCTTACTGATATGAAGAATATCTACGGTGAAATTTCAGGCGGTACTTTTATTGTTCCGAAAAATCAGGATTTATTATTAACAAAAGAGTTGTCATATTTTGTTGATATTATCCCTAAAGGGTACATTGTATCTTTACGTGGTGAAATCAGGTTTATAAATCCAAGTACAGGGGGTAATTAATTATGCCTAATGCAACGGTTAACGGAGTTACTTACTCAGCAAAACATGTAAGACTTTTTCTTCCAACGGGTTATCAAGTTGAATTACAGGCTGCTGATTATGGTGACAGCATGGATAAAGAAACAATTCTTAATATGAATGGTATTCCGATTGGTGAAGTTGAAAAAGCATATAAAGCTGATTGTAAGTTTACTGTTGGGGTTACTGATTACAATAAACTTGTAGCTGAATCTGCGGCTTTTGGTGGTATTTATGGTCTTCCGGCTTTTCCTGTTATTGTTTCATATATTAACAATAACGGTCTTACGTGTACTGATGAAATTACCGGGTCGATTAAAAAATCATCTCGTAAAGTTGGAAAAGATGAGACATGGGTTTCTCAGGAAATTGAGTTGAATGTTGTTGGTGCTATTATTTGGAATGGTGTTCCTGCATATACACCACAATAAAAAGAAGAGGAGTTATTATGAAACCAGGTGAATTTTTAAGTGAAGAAAAGAAAACTGAATTAAAGGGTAAGTATAAAGATATTTATGCATCTACTCTTAGCTTTAAAGATGAAGAAAATGTTGAACATACTATTGAAGTTGTTCACAGAAAGCCAACTGCTGATGATTTTGAAATCTTCGAAACGCAGAGTAGACAATCTATTGAAACAGCAAGAAAAAATATGTTTCATGACGTTGTTATTTGGCCTGAAGATAAAAAAGCAATTCATGATAAAATTGCCGGACGTTCTGGAATATATTACCAGTTTGTTGAAAGTCTCTCTCCTTTTTTGGCTCTTGCGACCAGGGTGGAAAGAAAAAAACTCTAGGTCATATTACTGAGACGAGGTTGTTTGTTCAAAAGTTTCTCGGTATTGATACCGGGAAACTTTCAATTGATGAGTTGAATGAAAAGTTATTAGAAGCTGAATATATAAGAAATTTGGAAGTCGGTGTAATTACAGAAGCGTTATCAAAACTATTTCCGGAGTCGTGAAAGAATGTCTAACTTTGTGACAAGTATAAAATTAGTATTTGAAGATCATTTCACAAATAAATTCAGTCAAGCAAGTAAAAGTATTGCTTCAATGCGTTCTTCATTTAATAAACTTGGTGAAGAAAGTAATTTTTCACGACTTGCAGGTCAGTTTTCTATGATGTCAATGCAGATGCAGGGTGTTTCTCAAGGCTTAAAAGATTATGTGAATCAGCCTAAACAGCTTATGATGAACATTCAGGATTCAATGGCTAGTGTCAACACTGTTTTGTTGGATAGTAATGCAGCACATGGTTCAATAAAATTAAGTTACGACGCTCTAAAAAAATCGGCTATTGATTGGTCAAAGTCTCATTCTGATTCAGCACAAAAATTTATTGATACTTCTTACAGTATGCTGTCTGCCGGTCTTAATAGTAAAGAGTCAATTATTGGAACTCAACAGGCAATGTTACTTGCAAAAGGCACTCTGGGAGATTCTACTGTTGCAGCCGATTTAATGGCTATTGTATATAATAATATGGGGAAAACATTAAAGGATTCCTCAGGTAATGTTCTTGGTATGGAAGCTTCGATGACTAAAATTGCCGATACGCTTGCTAAGACTCAAGGTTTATTTGACATTACAAATCTTGATCAGCTGAATGAAGGAATGAAATACGGAACTCCTACAGCGTTACAGTATGGTGTACAATTATCCCAATTATCAACAGTTATCGGTCAATTAAATACTGCCGGTATGAAAGGGTCAATGGCGGGTACTTCTTTTGGTTCAATGATGCGAAATATGGTTAAAGCAAGCGGTGATCTTAACTTCAAGCTTGCTTTTAATGTTGAAGGTGATGAATCATCAGGTTTAAATGTTGTTAATACATTAAATAATATTAAATCAAAGCTTGGTAGTATAGACTTCTCAGAACAATTACAACTTCAAAAAGCATTCGGTGATGAAGGACTTCGCGGACTTTCTTTATTGCTTCAAAATATGGATTCACTTAATAACGCATCCAAAGAAGTAGAAAACTCTCAAGGTGTAGCATTTGATATGGCATCAAAGAAATCTGATACTTTATCTGAAAAAATGCAGATTCTTCAAAATAGAAAAGATGCTTTGAAGCTTAAAACTGTGGAATTAGCACAAAGTTCTACTAAATGGGGTGTATCTTTATCGTCAGCATGGTTGAAAGTTCAAGAAACAATGATACAAAATCCGGTTGGGCAAGTTCTTGCAAAAACATCTTTTAACCTTGCTAATCTTGGTTCAGGCTTTGTTGGCGTTGCAACTCAAGGCATCACATTTGCAGCTTCAAGTTTTTCAATTGCAGCAGCTTTAGGGAAAACTTCTCAATTAATGGGTGTATTAGGAAATCTTGGGAAATTTGCTTCTTTACCTTTTAGTTTTCTTAAATCAGGTCTACTTGGTGCAGGTAAAGCAATGCTTGGATTTGGTACAAGTATATGGACTGCAACTGTAGCCGCGGGTCCTATCGTTTGGATTATTGCCGGAATTGCAGCCGCTGTTGTTGGGCTTGGTGTCGGTGCGTATTTAATGATTAAACATTGGGATAAAGTAAAAGCATTTTTTGGTAATCTTGGAAAAGGAATGAAAGAAGGTATTTTATCAGGTGTCGATGGCGTTAAAAGTGTTTGGAATGGGTTTACAGGATTTATGAGTTCGAAATTTCAATCTTTGCAAGGTTTTCTTAATAAAATACCAACTTCATTATTAGTATTTGTTCCGTTTGTCGGTTGGGCTGCTATTCTTATTAAACATTGGAAACCTATATCAGGATTTTTCGGTAGTTTATGGACTGGAATTACCGGTGTATTTAAATCAAGTGTTAATTTTATATGGAATACTTTGTTAAATAATAAAGGGGTTCAGGTTTTTCTTGCAACTTTCTTTCCAATTATCGGTATACCAATTATGATTATTAAAAATTGGGGATCAATAAAATCTTTCTTTTCAAGTGTTTGGAATGGAATCAGTTCAAGTTTTAAATCTTTATGGAATTCATTAAGTACTACTATTTCATCTTTTGGAGATATGTTTAAAAAACCTTTTCTATATTTTATTTTTTACGCTAATTTTGCATGGACTTTTGTTAAAGGACTTTTTTATATTGGTATTAGTTATCTTCAAAAACCTTTTTTCTTACTTGATAGTCTTATTGCCAAAGTATTCACCTCTTTAATAACTAATCCGAAAAAGTTTGTTTCTGATACAATTTCACTTTTTACTAATTTACCTGGTAAAATTAAAGCCGGTTTTATGGGTAAATGGGATTCTTTTTGGAGCGGAGTTACAAATAATAAATACTTTAAAATGATTACCGGTTTGTTTGATAAGTTTACCGCTTTTACTTTTTTAAGCGGTAAAAAGATTGATCAGACAATGGCAAAAGGTGCCGGTAATGATAATAGTTTATTTAAAACAATGTGGAATAAATTATTTAAAGTTGATGAATTACTTCCTCATTCTGATGCTAAAACCGGTCCATTTTCAAGACTTACAGAATCAGGTTCTAAAATTATTAGTACCATGTCAGAGGGTGTACAGAAAGAAGGTAGTTTAAATCAAGCTATCAATAAAAAGTTTGGTGATAATTCAATTAATGAAAAGATTAAAACATTCTCGAAAGATAGCATTGTTGAAAAAATTAAAACAGGTGTTCATTTACCGGATGTTGGTAAAAGAGAATCAGTACAATATGATTCTAATCATATCAAGAATAATATTAATACTTCTAATAACAATAAATCATCATCCGAATCAAATATCGTTAATCATTATAATATTAATGTTCATGTAAAGCATCTTGTTGAGAAAATTGCAGAGTTGGAAAATGGTGCTGAGTTTATCAAGTTACTTTCTGCATTAAGCGGGGTTACGGTATGAGTTTATTCGGCTTTGAGAATAATAGTGAAATTAAGCAATGGTCAGAAGATGTAAATGATGAATTAAAACGAAAATCTGATGAAGCTAAAAAAAAAGTTAAGAAACTTGAAATTTCAAATGATGTTATAAAACTAAATGATACGGAGCTACCGGGATGTGTTGAATCAATTAATGTTGATGGTGAATTAATGTTTGATGAATCTGAAATAGCAGGTCAATCAGGTAAGACAAAACAAATTAAAGGTTTTTCTGATGCTACAATACAGGTTAATATAAGGTTGTTCAATAAGTATGATAACAGTGAATATGAAAGTCTTGAAGGTAATAAACTTTATTCAGGGCAAAGTTTTGGTACAAAAAAGATTTTACTTTCTAAATACGATATGTTGGAAAAAATTGATAAAACTTTTAAACAGGTTAAAGATGGTGATCCTGTTGTTTATTCAATAGTTAATAAGCATCTAAATGCAAGAAATGTAAAAAGCATATATTTTAATAAATTGTCTTCAACAGAAACAATTGATGGAATAAATTGTAGTCTTGATTTTACTGAAACGGATCCGGCTGTTAATAACAAACAAAAGCAGGATGAGAAAAAAAAGGAACTGGAACCAGATAAGAAAAAAGAAGATGATTATCGGGATAAAGCTGTAAAAGATATGAATAAAAAAGAAGATAAAAAAGTAACTGACTATCAAAAGAAAAAAGATGCAGCTAATAAAAATCTTTATTTTTGGAGGCCATAATGAGTGAAAAGAATAGTTTAAATTATCGTTTAAAGGCTGTTTTAAAGGACGATAAAGAGTATTTATTATCTGATTATACTCATGTAACAATAACTGATATTGCTTCGGGGTCTGCAAGAATAACGTGTGAAAATACGTTTAAACAAAATGATGTTATATCAATAAAATTGAATGATGAGGTTGTTTTTACCGGTTTTGTTGACGTTACAGAAACCTTTAATACTAAATGTACTGCTACACTTCGTGAAGGAACTAAAGAGTTTCATACTAAAGAATTGGATTTATCATATAGAAAAGAAAAAGCAAAAAATATACTTGAAGAAGTTCTTAATGAAGCAAAAATAACTGAGTATTCAATTGATTTTACAGATGAAGAAATTGAGCGGTTTCATATAAAAAAGGACTGTCCTCATTATATTATTAAATTACTTGCTGATACTGTCTCACTTTATACCGGTGAAAAGATTTTGATGTTTTTTGATGAAAAAGGGAAATTCTTTTTTGTTTCAGAAACTAAATATAAACAGGAGAATATTAAAGAATTCGTTGAAGGAGAAAATATTATATCGTTGTCTCCCGGAATTTTAGAGTCATTTCCTTCTAATGTTAGAGCAAATAATAAAATAAAAATAAATGATATTGAGAATAAAATTACTATGAGTTCATTTACTTTTAACAATGGAAAAGGAAGGTCAAAGTTATATTATGAATGCTGTTAAAATCAAAAAGAATTTAAAAGATGCGATATTTCCTAATGCTTGCTTTCCTGAATTAGCATTTGTTAAAAAAGTTTATGAGGGTTCTGGTAAAGGTAAATATTGTGTGGATGTTGAGATTCTTACTTCCGGTAGTCTTGAAAAAACAGGCGAACTTATGTCTGAAGTTCCATTAAATCCAATTTTCATTGGTAAAAAGAAAACTGGTCTATATGTTCCACCGCCTGCTGATGCTGTTGTTATTGTTGCATTTATTCGTGGAAATCGGGCTTTCCCATATATTTCCGGTGTTTATGGAAATACGTATGAATCAGCTGATTTTAAGAAAGATGAATTTCTGCTTACCGATGGGGATAAAATTGAAATACGAATAAGTGAGGGAAAGATTACTACAATCAATGATAAAGTTGAAGCTATTATTGAAAGTTCGAAGTTATCCTGTAAAGTTAAAGATGTTTTAATTGAAGCTGATGGAGATGCTGATACTTGTAAAGTATCTAATCAAGCAGGTTGTAAATTTGAAATTGCCGGTAGTATTAAATTAAATGATGTGGAGATATTAAAATGATGGTAGGAATCGATTTTGAAACTGCTAATAAAAATCCTGATAGTGCTATTTCAATTGGGATTGTTGTTCTTGATGATTCTTTTAAGATTGTTGACGAGAAATATTTTCTTATTAAGCCACCAAGTGATGAGTTTGAGTTTACCTATATTCACGGTCTTGTTTATGATGATGTAAAAGATGCTAAGACCTTTGGGGAGTTATGGGATGAAATGAGTCATTATTTTAATAATAGTCTTGTTTATGCTCATAATGCTGTTTTTGATATGAATGTTTTATCAGCAGTTTTAAAGTTATATGGTTTACGTATTTCCGGTATGGAATATTTTTGTACAAAGGATTTAGCTTCTTCACTTTTCCCAAAAATGGAAAAGTATAATCTTAAATATGTTAGTGAGAAACTAAATTTTAAGTTTACCCATCACCATGCTCTTGAAGATGCCAAAGCATGTTCTGAGATTGTTATTTCTGGTTTTAAAAGGCATGGAATTGCATTTAAAAAGCTGTTAAAGGTTAATACGTTTAATGGGTAAATACATTATTGAAGGTGTTACAATTAAAGATTTATCATTAAGTGCTATTGGAGCAGGTCCCGGTTGTGCTTCTGCAATTATTGACCCGGATATCGAGGAAGAAAAACTTGAGAAAACAAGAATGATTTCAACAGAGAAATTTTTGTTAAAAAATATCAAGGTTAAAATAAAATGTCCCGGAACCGGTGGAGCATCTCAGACTAATTGCAATGCTGCAACTGTTCAGGTGAAAGCAGAAAAAAAGTATAAAGATAATGGTAATTTTCCAATATCTGAAAATGATGTTTGTATTGGTGGTTCATGTTCAGGTACTTACCCAGTTGGTAATAGTACTTCGAGTTGTTCTTGTACTTTTACAGTTACAATTTCAAAATCAGCTCAACAAAAAATGGGGGTATGAATTGAATGATTTAACATATTTGGGTGATGATATTTTATTAGATGATGATTTTGATATATCTCTGACAAATGGTGATATGAATAAAGTTAGTTATGGAAAATGTGTTGCTCAGGATTTACGAAAAGGTATTTATAAAAAAGTTTTTCATTATTTAAATAATGATGAAATATCTACTGATGAAATTAAAAATATTATTAAACAACAATGCGAAATTGACCCTAGAGTTGATCTTGAATCAATAGTTATTAATTGTATTTATCAGAATGAAGATATTGTTTTCTCAGTTGATTTTATTCCTTTGGGGTTAAATACGAAAGAAAATATAATAATAGGAGTTTAAATTGGTTTCGTTAATTGAAAAAACAGATAATGAATTAAAAACAGAGATTTATAAAATATTTTCTGATGAAACTGGTTTTACTAATTTTAATGAAGAAAGTGTTATTAAAGGTATTGCTGACTCAGTTTTTCGCATTTCAAAATTTCATTATGAAATAATTAATAAACTTCATAAAAATATTTCTCTTGATGATGCAGAAGGTTTTTATCTTGACTTGAAAGGTATGGATTATGGTGTTTCAAGGAAACTATCACAGAAAACTATACGAAATTTTAAACTCAAAAGTTATGGAAGTGGAAAAATAAAAGAAGGTTCTTGGATAGTTGTTGATGGTACTGATTTAAGGTTTAAGGTTCTTTCTGAATGTAGCTTTGAAGCTGATACCGAATCATTAATTACTGTTGAAGCAGAGTTTGAAGGTAGTTTATATAATATTTCAGGAGCATTTATTATAAGATTTACTAAGGTATTTGATGGTGTTGATTCTTTGCAATTTATTACTGATATAATTGAACCCGGTATTGATATTGAAAAAGACAATGACTACAGGCAACGGATTAAAGATCATCAAAAAAGTGTTACTGAAAATAATGTTCCCTCTAAATATGACACAATAATTTCTAAGATAAAAGGCATTAAAGATCATAAGGTTATAAGATCACCTCGTGGTGGTGGTTCAACTGATGTCGTTGTTTCTGTTGTGAGTGGATATAATCAAGATGATGTTTTTCAAATTATAAGAAACGCTTTAGAAGACCGTGAAGTAATATGTCGTGATTTATTAATTCGTGAAGTAACTTATAGAGATTTATCATTGACTATTGAATATTCCGGTGATTTTGTTGAAAATCTCGTTTTAGAAAGAATATTTGAATATGTTAATCAATTTAAAATTGGTCAGGTTTTACATATATCAGGTAAATTTGGTTTAATGGATTTTATGCTTGATAGTAACGATTTACATTTTACATTTTTGAGAATTACTCCTGATAGTGACGTCTTAGTTTCTGAATATGAATGTTTAAAATCAGGCAATATAAATATTTTGAAGGTGTAGTATGGGAATAACGTATAACTTTCTCAATGATATTGTTAAGCCGGAAGGGTTTGAGAAAGAAAACATAAATAAAATATATCGGGCGATTGCAAGCGTTTTTGATATTGTCAGTAATGATTATAAAACTACTTTTAATAATTATTTTGCTTTCATTGCTGATGAAGAGTCTCTTGAGAAACATAGAGTAAGTGCAGATGTTATTAAGTTCCCTGTTGATTCGGATGATGAAGTAAGAAAAAGGGTCAGTGGTTTGTTTGAATATTATTCTCAACTTGGAGAGAAAAACTTCCTTATTTCATATCTTGAAGCATTTTTTAAAGATCGTTATTCATTTATTGAAGTGCCAAAAAACAGTTGGTATATGGGGTTTAAACAGCTTGGATTTGATACTTATCTCTACTCAATACGAGGATTCAGGATATATATTGATGATATTACAGAACAAGAGAAAAAGACATTAGGTAATTTTCTTCATATATCATTAGAAACAGATATTGAATACAAAATTTTTATGAGAAACCAAATTATTACACAACTCGGATGGCGAATCGGCTCCGGTATACTTGGTATAGATACTTATTTATTGCATGGGGGGATATAATGAAAACTATTAATTTCCAAAAATGGAAAAGGGCTGTTATGCCTAAAGATTTTAATGATTTACAAGAGAATATTGAAAATGCTCAAAAATCAATGTTAAAAAACTTTATCGGAAACGGGCTTGTTTCCGGAGGAAATATTGGAGTATCTGGTAATTCAATAATAATTGATCCATTTTTTGGGGTCGATTTGAATGGACAGGAGACTTATTCAACTACTCAGACCACTGTTAATATTTCAGCATTTGTTAACACAAATAAATTTGTGTCGGTTGTAGCGCAGTTTCAGAAAAAACAAACAGGTAATGAAATTGATATTGATAATATAGATCATCATTATCTTGATGAAGATTTTTATAGGATTGTTTTAAAAGAATCATTATTTTCATTTCCTGAAATAACAGGTAATGAGATTTTATTAAAAGATGTAAAGTTTAGTACTGATGGTAGTATTGATATTATACCAGGTAGAAGTGAAGAGCTTATTAAACTGAAAGATACTATAAAAAAAAGTGAAGCTATTTTACGTGATAATGAAATATTACAACAGGCAAAAGAACATGCTAATAATGTTGGTGCCGGTTCCTTATCGGTTACAGCTCTTAACACTATTAGTTTTGAAAATCTTGTTAAAAATGGTGATTTTACAAAAAATACTAAATACTGGAATGTTATCAATGATGCCTCATTCAGTATTAAATCAATAGAAAATGAAGATATACATGGTAATTTCGCATATTTAACTAGAAATAATGTTCTGTCAGATGAAGTTCTAAGTCAAGTAATTTGTAATTCTCCTCCAGTAGGAAAAAAACTTAGCCTAAGAGGAAAAATAAAAATGTTATCCGGTCAGAATGCAGGATGTAGAATCGCTTTAGCTGCATTCAGTAATAATGATGATATTCTTTTTTATAATCAAACTGACGCGGTAATTGTTCCTGATTTAACAGAAGTTTTTGTTGATATAGACATTCCAGAAGATACTAGTTACTGCAAAATGATATTTAAAATTAATGTCAATCTGAATACTGCTTACTTTTGCGAAATGTCAGCTAATTACGGGAATGTAACACAAGACTTCTCGATCTCTATCCAAGAAGAAATTTCAGAAAGAATTGAAGAGGATAATAAAAGAATATCAAAGTCAGTGTTTGTTGAATCCATTGGTGATGAAAATGTCGATGATAACAATATAGCAATTTTTGATACAATCAATAAGAAAATTAAGTCTTCAGAGGTTATTATTTCCGATGATGAAACGCTTTTATCTAAAAGCAATAAAAAAGTAGTTACAGAAAGGGCTCTAGAGCTTTTTATACGAAATACCATAACTGCACTTGTAAACTCAGCACCTGAAACTCTTGATACTCTTGAAGAGCTCGCAAATGCTTTAAATAATGATTCTAATTTTGCTTCTAATATTGCATCAGAATTAAGTAATAAGCTTGTTAAATCAAATAACTTGAGTGATTTATTAAATGTGTCAACTGCAAGATCAAACCTTGGTCTTGGTACTCCAGCGACACACAATTACGGAAGTGCTTCTAATACTATTTGTCAGGGAAATGATAGTAGATTGAGCAATAGCAGAAAATGTAATAATACTTTCGATAATGCGACAACAGCAAGGACTAGTCTTGGTCTTG